GAACCAAATCTTTCATGCTTTTTAGTTCCTCACTAAACATTAGTGTGATATAAGCCAATACCTTAGGATCCTCGTCCACGCGGATGATTAGGTGCTCGTCAAACTGATACTGTTCAACAATGTATTTCTTGATGTTCTTATCTTTCAATACATCATCAAAGTTGTTATTTTCTCTATGGAATACGTAGGTCTTCATTACTTCTTCCACATCAAAAATGCTACATAGTCCTTTTCAGACTCAAACAAGAATTCCCAGCGACCTGTCGCACTATCATATTCGGGATTATTGATATCTAGGTATCGCCAATCGCCTTCACAATTGCGTTCACACCAGTCAAGAACCGGTTGCAATTGTCCATAGTGAACATCGATGTTGGCTTTATGTGCGGTCGGAATATCGATGGACATTGATGCCGCTCTTTCTCAAAAAGTTTAATCCTTCTTCGCTACGATATGTTTCTTTATAGTAAACAGTGCTAATACCAGACTGATAGATCAATTTAGCGCAATCAATACAAGGGGCATGGGTACAAAACAGTGTAGCACCTTCGCTTGATTCTGTCGATCTTGCTACCTTAGCGATGGCGTTTGTTTCAGCATGAAGAACTTCTGGCTTGGTTTTCAGTGTACCATCCTCAAGTTCTGTTTCGCAGGTATTTTCCCAATCGGTTGGCATACCATTATAACCTGTGCCGATTGTTTGATTGCCCTTAACGATAACGGCACCGACTTGTAACCGTTTTGCGTAGCTAAGAGTAGCAGTAAGTTCTGCCACCTTCATGAAATAATCAATAAACTTAGGCTTCATTAGTCCCAAAGACTCCTGTAATATTTTCCAAAGAGATCCAGACCCTCTTGAATTCGTTCTTCGTGTAGTGCGTGACCGACACTATCATACCAGTGACTATTAGGACTTTTATCCTTCATTTGATATGTTTTTTCAGTCTTTCCGGTAATAGGATCGGTGTATGTGTAATTACTTTCTACCCACTCAATTTCTAATTCACCGTGATGATATTTACTGTCATAATCTTCTTCGATGCTAAGCTGGAGAAAACTCCAAATCATCTTGTCAAGAACTTCGTCCCACTGATTACAAAGCTTATCGAACACCTCATTATCATCTTCCTTGATGAAGTCGAAAACAAGGTTATTATCGAAGTCGCCTCCTATGCGATCAGTAAGCTCGCTAGGAACACCATGCTTAGTGTGTTTAAGCTGTATCAGTGCAGGCAGGATAATTGAAGCAAGAGTGTGATCTAAACTCCAAGTATCATGCTTATCAATCTTGACATTTATTTTTTGAGATTTGTTACCTTTTGGATACTTACCAATATTAACCTTCATATGTTTCCTTAAGCTTCCCGTTAATACACCAGTACACAGCAGCAGAGCGTTCAGGATACATCAACAAAGCAAGTCCGATCTTTCTCTCCATAAGCTTCTGTGGAATTTCTTCGATAGTAGCTGCTTGACCAAGAAAGTTAGTAGTATCCTTTTCATAAACATAATAATAACCATCGATCTGTTCGATAACACCGATCGGCACATTTGCCTTAGCAACGATAGCGTTTACAACCTTATCATCTACTAAACGTTTCATAGTATACTTACCGAGCATATACATACCATACCCATATAGCATAATAGAAAAGAACGTGAGCATATCCATATTATACTATCCTTCAATTAGCTTGTCAATAACTTCTACGCACTTATCTTCCCACAACGCAACATCACTAATGTCAGGACCAAACCTTGCCCCATACATTAGTCCCACTTCTTCATCTAACAACACCTTGTCAAACAAATCAGTTACAGTAAGCTTACCCTTGTATTCATCAATACGAGTAACCTTGCAATCGTAAACTTCGTCTAGTTTTGCTTCCCAAATAATCATATCAAATCTCCATAAACTTTAGTTGAAAGTGATCAGCGTGAGGATCATGTCCCTTATAGCCCCTAGGATTGCACACAATGCGTGTATCACCCATCATGAATACTTCAACCTAAAAAATAGTTCGTCAGCTTCGCTGGCAAAGGTCACCGTAAACAATGTGTTATTATATGACAGTTTAAGAGTGGAACCTGTAAGTTCCTTCCAAGCCTTGATTACCATGGACGCACCACACCCACCTGGAAGATTACTTATAACTGTATGATAGGCGTTAACATAGCAATTGGGCATTTCAATATCGCCCTCGTTTGGGTATAGCTTATACTTTACAGTGTGTGCCATTACAGAACCTTTACATGACTAAGCTAGGTACGATCTTCCTCATTTTCAGAATAAAGCGTAGTGACTTCATTAAGCAAATCATTAATCTGAGTATGCCAGTCGTCAAGTTTTTTGATTTCGTCTTTACCGTCGGCGTCAGCAAACTTTTGAATATCTACTGGGGCATTCAATATACTGGCAGCTTTTTCAGCCAGTTGGGTTAACTTATCATCACTATTGCTCATTCCTATTTCTCCTTATTATTCTTTATAGCAGAAATAAAGGGCAATGTCAACTGATTATTTGTCTTTATCAGCAAATCTTCTTCTATCCAACTCTGCGGTATAGTGCTGGATTAAAGCAGTAAGTTGGTAATGTGCCGGATGCTGTCTCATTAACGATCCGCGCCGCCATAGTTCTTCAATCTTGGTTACAAGTTCTTCTGTAGGCAACTTGCTTAGATCGGGAACAGTTGGATGAAACATAATACACCTGGCATAAATAAAGATGTAGTTCACGGGACGGCAATCCCCAACTACTCTAATACTGAAACGGAGTACCAGCTATGACTATTTATTTGTATAAGAAGACCCACAACAAAACTGGTTTGCAGTATCTAGGTAAAACAGAAAAGGATCCGTTTACCTACTGCGGTTCTGGTACTCGTTGGTTAACTCACTTGGAAAAACACGGAGCTGACCTGCATACTGAAATCATTAAAGAGTGTGCAACCAAAGAAGAAATGACTTACTGGGGTTCATATTACAGTGAGCTATGGAACATTGTGGAAAGTGATGAATGGGCTAATCTACGACCAGAAACAGGCGACGGCGGAGACACCAGTAAAACAGAAAACTATCTAAAGTGGTTGCCTAGCCTTTCTGAAATGAACAAACTACGAAAGTGGTGGAATAATGGAGAGGTGCAAGTATTTGCGGAAACACCCCCTGACAAAACCTTTATACCGGGCCGATTGTCATTTGATAATGTCGGCGCAAGAATCGGCACTGATAAACAGCGAGGAAAGATTTGGGTCAATAATGGTTCGCATGAAATGATGATTCATGGCGTTGTCCCCGAAGGATACCGTAAGGGAAGGCTACAGTCAGTTAAAAAGGGTAAACCTAACTTACACGCGGCCGGAACAAAATGGTGGAATAACGGAACTAAATCTACGATGGCAAGAGAATGCCCCGGTCCTGAATGGATCCGAGGCAGACTTTAATCTCTTGACCAATTAACTCCGTCAAACTTAGCCGGCATATTGTCTAAATCAATATAACGCAACTTAAAGTTAGCAGCTTCTGGATCATGTCCTGCGTAACCCCTGGGATTACAAGCAACGAAGGTATCACCCATATAATAAGTATGCGGGTCATGCATGTGGCCCATCGTCCAAAGAGCAATCTGAGGGCGATCTAGAATGAATTCTGACAAGTCACTATGATAGCCGCCGTTCATCCATACATCCTTCTTGTACTTTTCGTGAATGCTAAGAGGAGTAGGAGCATGATGCCCAACCACAACATACTTCTTAGTAGTGTCGCTATCAACTACATTCTTAATGTACTCTAATGTCGCTCTATGATGGACTACACTGTCTAGAGGGCTGAATCTAGCATAGTTACGCTGACTGTTACGAATGATTCTAAAGTCATTCATCATGCTTTCGATCAACTGCATAGTAGTAGGATCGTTCCTATTCATATCCGTCCAGAGGGTACCTCCTACGAAGGTTACATCTTCAATCTCAACATGCTCCTTGTCAAGGAAGTGAATGTTACTATAGTTCTTGATTTCTTCACGCAGCCAATCATAGGTATCGGGATATCGACCATGATAGAACTCATGGTTGCCACTAACGTAAATGGTGTTCGGGAATTCAAGGTTCACGCGGTGGAAGAACTCTCGGTACTTAACGGCCGCCGATTGATTTCGGCCAGGCTTCATTGCGTCAGAAGGAATGGGTTTACCAACAGGATGGTCATGTAGACTATGGGCCACACAAATATCACCGGACAAAATCAATACATCGGCGTTTTCGGTATTATGTAACTCAATATCGGAAAATTCCAAGTGGAGGTCACTCGCTAAACAAACCTTCATATTCTATTCCTTACTAAACAATGACTATATATAACACTATTAGAATAGGAAGTCAAGCAAAAAGATAAATAGTTGTGAGTCGCGGAACGCCAATTCCCACTCACTCTAACGCTTACAAGGAGCATCAGCAATGACTATTTACTCAAATACTAATCCCCCCTCTGGTTTCTATGTCTACGCATATATTAGAAGCAAGGATTCATCTGTGGCTAAAGCCGGAACACCATACTATATAGGTAAAGGAAGTGGTAACCGCGCTTTCTATTACGGAAGAAAATCCAAACCAAAAGATTCTAAGTACATAGTAATCATTGAACAAAACTTGTCGGAAACGGGCGCATTTGCGTTAGAACGCCGCATGATACGGTGGTATGGTAGGATAGACAAAAATACCGGAATCCTTAGAAACCTAACTGACGGAGGAGAAGGGGGTTCGGGAATCATCAAGTCTGAGGCTTCCATCCAAAAGGCACGAGTAAAGTTGCTTGGTCAAAAAAGAACCCATCAACAGAGAAAAAACAATAGCGCAGCACAAAAAGCAAGTCCAAATGTAAGATCCAAACACCAATCAGGTAAAAACAATCATATGTATGGGCGCACCGGTGAAAAGCATCATCGGTACAATATTAGGCATTCAGTAGAAACTCGCCAGCTAATATCAGCTAAACACCATGATGTATCTGGTGCAAATAACCCTAGAGCAAAACTCATTTACTTACACAGCCCTACTAGCGAAATCATTGCCTGTTACGGAAACCTAAAAGCTACTTGCAAGGAAATGGGAATCTCATATGCTACTGTATTAAAAACGCTGACAACTGGCGTCCCAGTTGTCAGAGGTAGAACGAAGGGATACCTTGCAACTTACGGGAATTAATCCTCATCTTCAATATATCCTTGTTCTTCGGCATGCTTATCGCATAGAGTACGAATCCACTTACCTTTACTACTTCTAGACTTACCAGGACAGCCGCAATCTTCACACATTACGGCACTCATACTATCTGCCATATGTTCAAGACCATCTACGAATTCATCACCGCCAGTATAATAGAAGCGTAGTGTACCAAACTTTTCTTTAATCTGCGAAACAACTACTTGTGGGCAAGCCAGTGGAACAGTCTTGAGTTGTGGTTCTGGGTCCAGTAAAGCCTCATCAATCTTTTTTTGATACCATGACTTAACTTTACTATAGGTACTAAAGTCGCCACGAATAGCACGGCTAAGCGCACGATTATAAATCAATGCATCGTGACGGTCATTACGTGTCCTATTAATATGCCTTTGTATATTACTACAAAGCAAATCAATAATATCAAACCAGCCATCACCTATAGACATTTCACAGCGATACTGGAAAATCTTAGGATACTTTTCTCTAATATGTTGGTCTAGTTCAGGCGTCATTTAGTGGATCATCCCTATCTACTTTAGTCCAGCGACCTTCTTCATCCTTGACTTCCACGGTAACTCGCTTCATTTCACGATTTACTGCATCCTCAATCTCAAGCAGTTGTCCACTTCTACGAGCAATTTCAAGATGCATCCAATCTTTGAACTCTTTGGTTTCAGCCATCTTACGAAAAGCATCTTCCTTGTTGTCACGCTGACTACGGCTTGCTTCACTATATCCATGAGCGCCGCTTGGACGATGCATACAATGAACAGCAGAACTTGTCTTATTCTTTTTCTGTCCACCCTTGCCGGTACCGCGAGTATAGGACCACTCACAGTCATTTGCGGTTATAGAGAATAAAAGTTCTTTGTTATTCATTTCTTTAATGCCTCTACCGTTCTGTAATATTCAACTAACTTATCATAGTTGTCATAGTTCACTGCTTTAAGTTCAGGATACTTATTTTCTAAATCTCTATCAGTCATATCCAAACGGAATCGCACCCAACGATCATCATAGAAGTGAGGATCAATGATATTTTTATAATAATCATATGATACTTTGGTGACCGTAGGATTTCCGATGTTCAATGAAAAATGCTCCGTGCATTCAATCATTCTACCATCACCATCGCACTTCCTACATTGATTGCGAGTAGTGGTATATTCTCTCTTGTGATAGTCTGTAAGTTCTTCGTCCAACGTGAAGCCAAAACCCTTACAATGATCACAAAGAATGACTTTGTTCTGCCTATACATTGATCCTGTAACAGTCTTAGGCAGGTCCTCAAGCTTGATTGGTTCGCTCATTTCTTAAGCAACTCCATAACCTTTTCGGGTTTAAGAATCTCGTGTACAGCTTTGGTAGAAGTTTCAGCAACGTGATACTCTACGATTTCCCAATCACTGAAATCATTCTTGTGTGTGACACGCATATAGCTATTATG